AGAATCGCCGCAAACGGCTGGCGCGTACCGCACAGCGTAATTCCCGCAGAATACACGCCAGAATAATTCGGAATTCGGAATGCGAAATGCGGAATTTCGGTGTCCGCTATCGCGGACGTATTCCGATTGTATCGAATTTAAATCAGTCCCGCGGAGCGGGACACATTCATTCCGAATTCATAATTCCGAATTCCGAATTTGAAAGAAAGGTGCTTATGAATATAACAGAATGTTTAAAATACATAGACCCCGCGTCCCTCGACTATCAGACATGGGTAAACGTGGGCATGGCGCTGAAGCAGGAGGGATTGCCCTGCTCCGTGTGGGACGACTGGAGCCGCCCCGACAGCCGCTATCATTCCGGCGAGTGCGCGAAGAAGTGGGAGAGCTTCGGCGGGAATCCGAACCCCGTCACCGGGGCGACGATAGTCCAGCTCGCAAAGGAGCGCGGAATGCCCGCCGCGGAAAGCCGCGCCCTGGACTGGGACGACGAGATATCATATGAAGCCCCGGAGGAGCACGTCGTGGTCAACAGAAACTGGGTGGAGGGGCGCGAGATAAACCCGCCCGCCGACTGGAATCCCGCGCGGGAAATGATCCGCTACCTGGAAGCGCTGTTCGAGCCGGAGGACAAGGTCGGCTATGTCATGCAGAGCTACGAAAAGGACGGCAGGTTCATTCCCGCGAACAAGGGCGCCTACGACCGCACGGCGGGTCAGCTCATCGCGCACCTGTCGAAATGCGGCGGCGATATCGGCGCTGTCCTCGGGGACTACAACCCGCGCGCGGGGGCGTGGATACGCTTCAACCCGCTGGACGGCAGGGGTATCAAGAACGAGAACGTAACGGAGTTCCGCTACGCCCTGGTGGAGAGCGACAACGTCGATATCGAACAGCAGAACGCTATTATCCGCGAGCTGGAGCTTCCGGTCGCGGCGCTGGTCTACAGCGGCAAAAAGAGCCTGCACGCTATCGTCCGAATCGACGCGGAGAACTACGAGGAGTACCGCCGCCGGGTGGATTTCCTCTACCAGATATGCCAGAAGAACGGCTTACAGCCCGACACGCAGAACCGTAATCCCTCGCGGCTGTCGAGGATCCCGGGCGTACAGCGCGGCGAGAACCGGCAGTACATAGTCGATACGAACATCGGCAAGGCGAGCTGGAACGAGTGGCGGGAATGGATAGAGGGCGTGAACGACGACCTCCCGGGCTTCGAGAACGCGGCGGATTTCTGGAACGACATGCCGGAGCTTGCGCCGCCGCTTATCGGGGGCGTTCTCCGGCAGGGGCACAAAATGCTCATCGCGGGACCCTCAAAGGCGGGCAAGTCGTTCGCGCTGATAGAGCTGTGCGCGGCTATCGCGGAGGGTCGGGAGTGGCTCGGCTGGAAAGTCGCGCAGGGACGTGTTCTGTACGTCAATCTGGAGCTGGACAAGGCTTCCTGCGAGCACAGATTTGCTGACATCTACAACGCGCTCGGCTGGAAGCCGGAGAACCTCCGGAATATCGACATCTGGAACCTGCGCGGCAAGTCCGTGCCTATGGACAAGCTCGCGCCGAAGCTGATACGCCGCGCCGCAAAGCGAGATTACCTCGCGATAATCATCGACCCTATCTACAAGGTCATAACCGGCGACGAGAATTCCGCCGACCAGATGGCGCACTTCTGCAACCAGTTCGACAAGGTCTGCACGGAGCTTGGCTGCGCGGTGATATACTGCCACCATCACTCAAAGGGAGCGCAGGGAGCCAAGCGCAGCATGGACAGAGCCTCCGGCTCCGGCGTGTTCGCCCGCGACCCGGACGCGCTTCTCGACCTCATCGAGCTGGGGCTTCCGGAAGCGCTCATTAAGGAGGAGCAGAACAAGGCGGTGTGCAATATCTGCTATGACCTGCTCGTCCGCAGCGGCAAGGCAGGCGGCATTTCACAGGACGACATGGTTACGGCCAAGGCAATGCGGGAGCACGTCAGGAATGCGCTTGCGGGGGATTCCCTGCGGCAGGCGGAGGAAAGTATATCGGCGGCGGAGAAGCTGGCTGAAAGTCGTTCCGCGTGGCGTATCGAGGGCACTCTGCGAGAGTTCCCGAAGTTCCCGCCGGTGAATGTGTGGTTCGATTATCCGATACATAGGATAGACATGTCGGGGGTGCTGAAAGATATTCAGCTTGACGCCCCTGCGCAGCCCTGGCAGCGGAATTTCAGCAAGAAAAAGTCCGACAAGGAACGCAAGGACGAGCGTAAGGAGTCTATTGAAAGCGCGTTCAACTTCTGCTGTATGGACGGCAAGGAAGTCGGAATATCCGAGCTTGCGGAGTACATGGGAGTGACTGAAAAGACAGTCCGCACACGTCTGAAAGAACACGGCGGCTTCTATGTAGAGGACGGCAAGGCAGGGAAAAAGTCGAAATGATTTCCTTTCCCTCAAAAGGAAAAAGTCGGAGAATTTCCCTTTCCGTGCGAGGGAAAATGTCGAGATTTTCCCGCCGTCATTTTGGAGGGAAAAAGTCGGTAAAAACCGAGTTTTTCCGAGGGAAGGAAAATCTATATACTACGTATATAGGTTTTTCCCTTTCCCTCCGGTCAGGGGGGAAGTAGTCGTGCGACAGCTTACGCACGACGACTCCTTCCCCTGTCCTGACAAAGCAAATTTTTTTCTCAGAAAGGAGAATGTAATAATATGGTAAATGAATGTTACAACTGCGGCGCATATGATTCAGACCGCGAGGGCTGCACAATGCCTAGCTGCGATAAATTCTATGCGTGTCCCTTGGAGGATTCCTCATTGCAGTTCTTCCTGCCGATGATACCGCCGACGGTGACGGCGCAGGAACACAAGGTTTCCGTCAGGAACGGCAAGCCGGTGTTCTACGACCCTCCGGAACTCAGGGAAGCCCGCGCGAAGCTCACGGCGCACCTGGCACAGCATAAGCCGGATAAACCGTATACCTGCGGAGTTCGGCTGATAACACGGTGGTGCTTCCCAGTAGAGGGTCACGCTGACGGCGAGTACAGAACGACAAAGCCGGACACGGATAATTTGCAGAAGCTCCTCAAGGACTGCATGACTGCGGTCGGATTCTGGAAGGACGACGCACTTGTCGCTTCGGAGCTGTGCGAAAAGTTCTGGGCGCAGATGCCCGGGATTTTTGTAAGAATCGAGGTGCTGTTATGAAGCTCGAAGAAGTCACGAAAGCGGCGGAGCAGGGCGCGGTAGTCCTGCACACGCACATGGGGATAACCTCCCGGTGCAGGATATCGGGAGTTATCACGCGGTACGCGAAAGGCGGCTGGACGTACTCCCTGGAGCTTACGGACGTAAATACGCCCAGCGTGATAATCGCCGCGCTGGACGAGGTAGAGGTGAAGAAAAATGCGTGAGATACTTTTTCGTGGGAAGCGGATTGACAACGGCGAGTGGGTCAAGGGCTTCTACGTTTGCGTACTTGATACACACTATATCATGACAGGAAAATTTGACAGCCTTACGAATGGTATAATCAACAGTGAAGCGTACAAAGTTGACCCCGGCACCGTCGGTCAGTTCACCGGGCTGGAAGATAAGCTCGGAACAAAGATATTTGAGGGAGATGTCATTGACGACCTCGGTATTGAATATATCGTGGTCTTCGATAGCGACTACGCGCAGTTTAGGGGCAAATTTGATGGTTGGAACGCTGAAATCAGCCATATTGCAAGCAGATGTGAAGTAATCGGCAACATCTACGACAATCCGTACGACAAACCCGGAACTGATGGAGGTGAGCGGGAATGAGGTGTGACAATTGCCCGTTATGCCCTATCGCTCAGGACGATGTCTGCTTTGAAGCAGAGGGCAAATATGGTATAGAACACGAAGACGGTATGCTTGGCTGCACACACCCATGGAACTGGGTCAAGAAACGTGACGAGGAGTACACAGAGCACTTGGGCGCTATGGGTACAGATATGGGTCTTGAAATGGACTTGTCCGAAAAAGACCTTGCGGCGCTGACGGAATTATGCAAGCATGCGGTGGGTCTTGATAGCCACAATCCTTATCACAGGCATGGAAAAGCGTTCTACAAGCCGTATCGCAACTACTACTGCGATAAATTGTCCGGAAACAAGCTGCTTGACAAGCTGACAGGCGTCTTGG